GAGCGTGTTCGCGCCGACGACCAGGACGTGATCCATCATATTCTGCGTGTCATGGGCGAGGAACAAGGTCGTCTTGTCGTTGCGGCGTATCGTGATGAGGATTTCGATCGGGGCGTAAGTATCGAGCTTACCGCAACTTCACAACGTTCCCAACGCGAGGTCGAACGTTCCAACCTTATCCAACTCGGTCAAATTCTTATTCAATATTACGAACGTATTCAACAACTTACAGTAATCGCGTCAAACCCTCAAGTTCCCTCCCCAATGCGTTCCGTGGCGCAAAAAATCGCCACCGCCGCAGGTGAATGGGTTGAGCGTATCACGCGCACTTTCGACAACATCCGTGATCCAAAGGCCTTTGTCATTGAAATGAATAATGAAATTGACCAACTGGGAAATCTCGCGGGAGCCGATACGATCATGGGTTTGCAGCAGCTCATGGACGGTTTGAATCAGCCGAGGGAGGAGGAAGTATTACAATAGACAGTTGACTTCCATGCATTTATGACATAACTTTTAGCTGTCGGAAAGGTTTACATGGACTGGATTGATTACATGCTCCTGAACAAAGTAGCTCTCAATGATTTTTATCAATTTCTTGATGAGCACGAAAAAAACAGTTTTGAGACTATTTATATTACGGATAATCCCTCCGCACGTGGGCAGATCCAATTTATTCGCACATTAAAACAAACAATTCAAGAACGAAATCGAAAGGATTCCGATAATGCCGCCAATTGAACTTGACCTCCCCGATGCTGAACCCTCTCACGATCCTTCAGCTCTGGGCATGGATGAACCGGCCCCGGCTTCGAGTGGAAGTATTTCAATGCAGGATTTCGAGAAATTCAAACAGGAACAGCAGGAAGCCTACACAAAACTTCAGCAGACGAATCTTGATTTAATGAACACCATGAACGGAGTTATCGCCCAACAGCAGAATAATCCGACTCAGCGTGCCGCTTCTCGTGATTTTATTACCGAAGACGACGTTCGGCACATGATTGAAACGGGCGAGGGAGGAGGTAAACTGATTGAAGGCATCAATAAAACAATTGAAAGCAGACTTGCGGAGTTCCACCGAACGAATATCGAACCCATCCGTCAGCAGGGCTCTTCCGCCATCAGTTCCCTCGCTTTGCAGCAGGCTCGCGGACTCCCTTATTTCACCGAATTCGAGGCGGACATAAAAAAACAACTTGACGCTCTTCACCCGGACCTGAAAAGTAATCCCGATATGGTAAAAAAGGTTCATGCTATGGTTGTGGGGGAGAATATCGACAAAATACAGAAATTCGAACGCGAAAAGTTTCTTCGCCAGCAGCAGGAACCCGAAGGTGCAGCTTCAAGCGCCTCAACCTCCAGAGCGCAAAGCAAGAATAAAATCCAGATCAAGACTCCTGAGGAATTGTTCAACGCGTCATCCCTGGCGAAACTTCAATACCAGGGCATCACGCCTGAGCAGTTGGCGAAAAGGCAGGGTTTCTCCTCCTGGGAGGAATATTCCTGGGCGTCCGATCATCCTAATGAAGAATTCCCAATCAGGAAAGGAGCGGTTTAAGTATGGCGACAAAGGAAACGGTATATCAGGGAGACCCGAAACTCCCGCCTCCGGGCGCGAAACGTGACGAAGAACTCGCGAGACGGAAAGACAATCTTGCTGAGATCGCCGAGGAAATGGGGAAAAATGTTGAATCAATCAATCCCAAAGCTCTAGAGGAAGATCCGGAAATTCAGTACCTTCTCAACCAAGACCAACTCCGCGTCAAGGACGCCCAACCCGGTTACAAATACCGCTGGGTGCAGGATCAGTATCCGAGTACGGCAAAAGGTCTTGAAGTTCGGAAAGCCATGAACACTCAAGTCAGCATCAACGGTACACGGCACGCGACCTGGGAAATTGTTCTTCACGACATGCCCGAAGCAAAAGATTTAAAACAGGTTGACGGTACGCGAAGGATCGGCGATTGCATTCTGATGCGTTGTAAACTTGATATTTACATGCTGCTTCAGAAGCATGAGCGCGAGAAACGCAAACGACGCAGTGACGGAGTCACGGCGGTTTTGGAGGAACTGGGGGAATCCGCCCGACGCCATGGCGGAAAAGTTTCCGTTAACACGGGTGATTTCGACAGAATGCAGGCTCAGGAAATCGCCGCGAAAAAGTTTGACGGGATGCTCCGGGACGGTAATATTCCCGGTATGACAATCAGAAAATAAGGAGGTGAAAATTCATGGCAGTTCAAAGGCTTTCAGTCGCTAATTTAAACGGACTTTACGCAGTTCCGATCATGCACGGAGCGGAAGAAGCTTCTTCGACATTTGTCGCCGGTGATCCGCTTATTGTGAGCAATACGGCGGGGCAAATTGAGGAAGCCGCCACGGAACCGGTGAATAACATTCTCGGTATCGCTAATGAACCTGCGAGCGGGGTCCCGGGCGGGGATATCGAATATGTCCCGGCCATTCCGGGCGTTATTTTCGAGGGCAATATTGGAACCAGTATCTCAGCGGGGGCAATCGCAGCCGCTGATCTCTATGCATTATACCCGCTCCAACTCGCTACCGGTGACTGGTTCGTGGACAAAACGGACAATACCAATCCCTGTGTTCGCGTTGTGGGTTTCAAAGATCCCGTCGGAACGGTCAACGGCAGAGTTTACTTTATGTTCCTCACGGACACGACAGCATTCGCTAACTAACAATTGGAGGTGATTTAAATGCCAGGTGGAATTGTAACGACAGGTGGTTTGGCTCAATTACTCAATCCGGGCCTGCGTAAGGTTTATTTTGAAACCGGTAAACAGCGGGATCTCGAATTTCCCACAATTTTCAACGTCGAGGGTATGGAATGGAACCCGCAGATTGACCAGCAGTTTTCAGGTCTCGGAACCATGCCACCGAAACCGCAGGGGACTCAGTTTGTTCTTGACAGGCCCTTGCAGGGAGGTTCCGTCAACTATTCCGCTGTCGCTTATGGCATGGCCTTTGAAGTGACGTGGGAAATGTGGAGGGATGATCTCTACGGACTTATGCAGGAAATGTCCGCCGAGATGAAACGAGCTTCCGTAAACCGTCAGGAAGTGCAGGCGGCCTCCATTCTAAACAACGCTTTTGACGCAAACTTCACCGGTTTCGACTCTACCTCGCTCTGCTCCACGGCGCACGTTGGTATCGATGGAGTCACGCGAAGTAACAGACCTGCCGTTGATGTTTCCTTCTCCGTCACAGGCCTTCAGGCCGGTATCTCGAATTTTGAAGGTTTGACGAATGAACGTAATCTGCCTGTCCTGATGACTCCAACTCTTGTCGTTATCGACCCGGCAAATAAATGGACGGCAAGAGAGATTCTAGGTTCCTCCGGCAAACCTTTTACCGCCGATAATGAACTTAACAGTCTTGTCGCCGATGATCTTCAATGGCGCGTATACCACTACCTGACGACCTCAACGAATTGGTTTCTCATGGCATCCAAAGGCGTTCATGATCTTTGGTTTATGTGGCGTGACCATCCCATTTTCGATTCTTTTGACGACCCCCGTACGAAGAATGCGGTTTTCACCAGTTATCAAAGGCATACTGAGGGATATGGGAGTTATAGAGGAGTCTACGGGAGTACCGGTTGATGAGATTAAGGCAGGTTGGTAATATCGCCGCGAGTTCTCTCGGACTTTCTCCCGATCTCCTTAACATTACCTGGATAAACCAACGAATCGAGGAATGGGCTTCAACCGGATATCTGAAGCCCTTCCGTCGATTATTTCAAGTTGTACAACCCGCGCGTATCTCGGCGGGCACGATTGCCGTCACGGAAAATTCAAAGGTAATCACTCCCGACGCCACGGCTCTTGCGGCATGGTCAAACGATATTATCGGGCGTTTCATTCGTATCGGATCAAATTGGTATGAAATTGCGGGTTGGGACGGGATAACCGCTTCTCTCAAAACCATTTATATCAACGGTTCAAATACTTCGACAAGTTACAGTATCATCCCTCGGCGTATTTCCCTTGCGCCTGGTATTGTCAAACTCGGCACTTTTGTTAACTCGAAGACGGGTATTCCTCTCATGGCCCGGAACCTTGACGTTATTGATCGTACTCAACCTTCCCGTCAGGATGTTTCTTCCGGCCCCTCTCTATGGTCTGAAATTAGCGTGGACGACACAGGGAGCAAAGTTGTTGAATTTTACCCTTATTCCGATTCCGCTGTTTTAATTCATTACACCGGTTATATCAGACCGAGGGAATACGATATCGATGAGGAGTTACCGAGTTTCATCGACTCAAGCGCCATCATTGAGGGCGTGAAGATTAATCTGATGGAACGTCAAATGGGCATTGCTTTAACCTCAGGTAATCCCGATGTCGCCGGTATCTGGGGAAACACGGCGGCAAGACAGCGTACGATCTGGAAAGATATTAAAAAAGCTCTTGCCAATCAATCTCAAGCAGTTGATGATGCCACTTTCATCCTGGATTCAGGCGGTACAGGCATGGGAGGGGATATAACGAATGCGCACGCCTATGTCAATTCTCAATGGTCATCCTTGATCTGATATGAAATATGACGACAAAAGCGGGAAGTCTCATTACAAGCGTTCTTCAGAGAGTTCGCGACCCTCAAGGAGCTTTTCATTCGAGGGATTTCACGAGGGAAACGCTTGCCCGAGCCGAAAAACTCACCAACGCCATCCTTGAACTCGTTATTTCCTCTGCGACGTTATCAACGTCTCCCCGGCGTCTTCTGTATCCCGTTGATGTAAATTTCCCCTCCTCGCTTCGCATTCTCGGCGTTCGACATAATAACCGGGATCTTTACCGCATAACGACAACGGAACTTCAGGCTATTTGCCCCAATTGGGTACGGGACACAGGCGATCAATTCGAGGCGTTTGCCCTGTTCGGTCGTGACGTTCTCGCGCTCTATCCTGGTATCCCCCGATCGAGCGAGGTAACCGTTACATACGTTGTTGATACTGAAGGTCTGGCGAGCGAAAATACGGAGTTGGCTTTGCCGAAACACGCCCTACCGATCGCGACGGATATAACCGAAATATTGCTTCTTCTTCGACAGAAGGACTTCGCGCAGGCGGCGGAACTGACTACAAAACTAAAAACAAGATTGGATGCAATTAATGGATAGACCTTCCGATACTGAATTTATCATGGATTTATCCGCTTTTTCGGATCGCCGCATTTGCGGGTATCTTTCAAGGTATGACCGTATCGCTCCTAAGCCGGAAATAGAGAATGTCGAAAACTAATGTTTTACAGCTTGTTCAGGAACTTGCCTTACAGCAGGCGGATTCCGTGATTATCGATACCTACTATGACGACGCCGTCAACGACCTGCAACAGCGGGATTTTTCCACTTCCGTAGAACTTCTAACATCAGCGAAGGATCAGGAAACTTACACCTTGAGCGAGGATTCCGGCAGGCTTCTTTCGGTTTTTTACGATGATAATCAGCTGTACCGAACATCTATCTCAAGTATCCTTTCACAGGACATAAATTGGCGGGATCAAAAAGGCGTTCCGCAGGCTTTTACTTTTGATGAGCAGGCAGTAAAAACTTTTCGCCTCTATCCGAAACCACAGGAAAGCGGCAAGGATTTTATCTTTGCTTTCGGTCAACCCTTCGGCGTCGATTACCCGGAATATGCCGTGGCTGTTGTCGTGACAAAAGTAAAACGAGATGTTCAGGATTATCTTGATTTGCTTTTGGCTCTAATGATTCTCAGCCGCGAATTTTCCCGTGAGTCCGATCACAGGGATTTTGAGTTTGCGCGGGCTTGCCAGCAATTCGCCGATGTTATCCTTGGTTTTATCTGATGCCCAGAGAAGTTTATAAATTATCCGCGTCAAAAAATATCAAGGATCTGGAGAGGCAATTAAATACACTCTTCTCGCGTCTGACTGTTCAACTCCAACGCATCGAGGGTTTGGATGGAGCGGTTCCACAGATTTATGGCAATATCAATATGAATAACAATAAACTTACATCTCTCGGCGCCGGAACAGCCGTTACGGATTCGATCAATAAAGGTCAATCCCATGAAAGTTCAATAGGCGCCGCCCTTGTATCATCCGGTGTTTTAACCATCGACGCGAACATCGGTGAAGTTCATCGGCATTCGATGACTGAGGATATAACAACGCTGGATTTTACGAATATCTCAACGACGGTCATAACAAATATCGCCCTGATTATCACACAGCACGCTTCCTCGGCGAAAATTTTAAACCATGATACCGTCACAGGCAGGATAAACGGAATTGTAAAAACGATAAAATCCGCCGGGGGTTCCGGTACAATACTTTCAAGCGTTCTCGGTTCGATCAGTATTTTCAATTATATTATTGATCCGGGGGCAAACGTCATTTATCAACTTTTTGACGGAGCCGATTTTGCCTGAGTGATCGCCCGCAGATTCCGAATAAAATAATGATTACACGCAAAGACCTGGAAGACGCTCTTGACGGCAGGTTTGAACAGTACGCCAAAACCACCAAACTCATGATTGAACCTCTGGCCGAGCGCGTCGCCGAGCATGATAAAATCCTTCGCGGTGAGGACAAGAGAAGCGGACTGATTGAGGACGGTAATCGTCTGCGTTGGCTGGCCGGGAGCGGTTTTTTCGCTGGTATTTTTTCACTGCTCAGTTGGTTCAAGGAATGGTTTAAATAATGCCGAAGATACGATTTAAAGATACCGGACGTGGACTTTTTCTTGAGGGTGCGCAGGAAAACATGCCGGAAGGTTCCTGGAGACGTTTCAAGGGAGTTAAAGCGACTTCCACGAACAGCATCATGAGCCGTAACGGTTCAACTTCCGAGGAAAATCTCGCGGACGTTCACTCCCTTAAGCGTTTCAACGATATTCTTTTCCAAGGCGCCACAACCGTATTCTATCAATCCGGGGTGAGCCGAAAAACAGGCCTTTCCGGCGATCGTCTTACGATGATCGCAATGCCTCCCACGGTGGGTAAAACCGACATCCTTTATGTCTCCGGTGGCGGCGATCTCTTTAAAATAAATACAAGCGCCGTAGTCAATCAATGGGGTATCGACGCGCCCGCCGACGGGTCTTTTACCGCTTCCGCCGGGGTCGCGGGCGTCCTCACAGGTACCTATCAATATCTCGTGACTTTTCGCAATGAGACTGACGGAACGAGAAGTAACGCCAATCCGACGGCGCAATCCGTGACGCTTTCAGCACAAAAGGCAGATTTAACGAATATTCCTCTCTCCGGCGATCCTCAGGTGACCGCTCGTGAAATTTGGCGCACAACGGCAGGCGGAGCGTCGTTCTTTCTTCTCCATACGATATTGAACAATACCGTAACTTCCTATGAGGATAATACAGCCGATACGGCTCTCACGGGTTTGGAATTACCTCTGGACAACGATCCGCCTGCGGACACTTACGCCGATTGCGAAGGGCCGCATGACGGCAGGATGTGGTGGTGCCGGGACTCCGGAACGGGTAAAAAAGGACGTGTCTACTATTCGGCGCAAGGCCGCCCGGAGTCCGTTGAAGGGTTTCTGGATGTGACCAACGATGATGATCCGACGCAGAAAGGCATCGCCTGGAACGGTCGTTTTTATGTTTTCACGCAGACCGGCATTCATGAAATTATCGGTGGCGGAGCCGAGTCCATCTTCACGGCGTCGCAGGTTGGGAAT